CTCAAGGTGTGTGCTACCATTATCACCCGAGCCGGACTTCGTGAGCTTTACCGAATAAGTCCCGGTATACGGATTGACGCTTGACCACTCTGCTATAGCATCATTTGGCTGCCTGATACCTAGTGTTGCTACTCCTGTTAATACATTTGCTATTGTTCCCATAACTTACCTCCTTGAATTTGCTAGATGTGCGTCTCTACGCGCCCTAATTTCAGCCAGAGAGTTCGACTCCCCCCTGGATACAGGTTTTGTTGGCAATGCCCTAATTTCGGGCACTGATGCCCGCACAGGGGCTTCTAGTGTTTCCGCTGGCTTGTCTTCTTTTGATTCCTTCATCCTGTCGGGAATAGGCATCAAATCATCCGGGTTTCCAAATTGATCTACCAACTCCTCGGATACGATTTCACTTTTTGGTTGTTTTGCCATATTTCACCTCACTTTACCTTAGCATTATCTCGAAGAACGTCAATACACGGAAATAGTTTTGAATATCCTGGTCGACTAAATCTTGACCTTGTACCTCTTCAATGGCGCTCAGGATATAATAATCCGTTGCGCCTATCGTCACCTTAGTATTCTGAATCCCCTGGAGGGCATCATACAATGCGCGGTAGACTTCCCTTGCTCCTAGTGAAGTGGAAGCCCAACAATCGAATTGAACACTCGGTGTCGGCATACCTGGAATATAGGGGGTCGATGTGCCGCCCCTAGTGAAGAAGCCAATAGCCGGCAAGGTTGCGTTTTCAGGTAACCGCGGGCAATAGATTCTATCCACAACTAAGGCGATTAAGCCCGTGTCAGCGGCCAGGTGCGCCCTTATGATGCTATTGGTGTCTATCATCCTAAGTGCTCCTTCATGCGTTTGGGAAAGTTGGGAACGTGCCTGTCGGCAGCGGGCTTGATATAAGGCCGAGCAGCCATGTTTCTGGTACCGGTCTCCAGGAAACCGCCATAACCAGAAGTCGAATAGATAGCACCTTCTAATTTCCTATCATCCACAACTTTTTCTGGTACGGCATCTCTGCCTTTTTTAATCTCCCCCATTCCTGATACTTCACCTACCATTGAGCGCCGATTGTGTCCAGTTAGGTAAGGCGAAGGTGGCTTTATGGAATCAGACCAAATGGCAACCACAGTATCTCGCATGGCCAGCCGAGCAGCCTTCAGGGCTTTATCCGCAGCCTCTTCGGTTTTGGAATTGAAGTCTATCTTCACGTTAAGTTTCATCTGACTATCCTCAAATAACACTCTTTGTGATGACTGTCTGATCCGTTCTGGATGTCGTTCACTAACAATATTTCGTATTCTACCCATGCATCTACCGTTCCCCAGTAGACCTTGACTCTATCCTGTTCGCTTAGAACCACATCTCCAAGAAATAGCTTATAATCAGCAACGACAACCTCGGCACCAACAACAACCTCTTTGCCTTTGGCTGATACTATTCGGCAGGCTATATCCGACAAGGCGGCAACAGCATCCCAGGTCGCACCGACAGTTAGTTGTCCGTAGGCATCGGCTGCCCCCGTTGTATAGCGATATACGGTACAGTCGTTAATTAGTAAACTGGTATAGCTCACTCGCTCTCCTCTATTGGGTATTCCCCTACAGTTTCTAAGTCCATTGATGCCCAGTCAACCACCGGGCCCGAGCCAAGAGCGAACTCTTCTCTGTATTTCTTGGCTAGAGCTATCTTATTTTCTGAATTCTTCTGAGTGTAAGCATAGTCTCCTATCTTTTCAGATGTTAGGCCACTGGTAAGTGAGGCCGCCCATGATTCCAGGGCATAAGAGGCAGCTAGTAATAGAGCATCATCGGCTAAATCAAGGAACGCCTGAATCTGAACATCGGTAAACTGACCAGAATCCGTATCGGCGATGAGTAATCGTACTATCTCAATATCTGTCATAATTTACTCCTTATGTTGCCCAAGGCCATGTAGCCAGGTGCCCCAACTCGTTAGTTATTGGAACATGCCTCGCAATGGTAATACTGATAACGCAGTTGTCGACATTGGTAGTCTCTGTCTTTATCCTAGCCCATAGCTTAGAGTTAGTAGGACATTCCCTGCCTTGTAGAAATAAGTCAAGCATCGGTGCCTTTAGAGGAAAGGCGAAAGCTGGCCATCGCTGCTCGCCGACAGTCTGAGACGTCACAGGGTCGTCACCGTCTACTGTGCTATACCCGAACTGAATCATATATGTCGCAACTGCATCTACATTCTCGACCATCACGCCTACAGGCTGATATTCAAAACCGATAGTATTTATCGGCACAACCTCAGTCCAGTCCCCCCATGTATCGGCTGCAGCGTCTGAGTTGATCGATATTACCTCGCTTGGCTCTCGTGGGTAAATACGGATGCGGTTACATGTTTCATGCTCGACTATTGATAGGTCATATAAAATGTCACCAATCCAAGCTATGATAGCAGCAATATCAGTCGGTAGATTAGCCGCGGCAAGCTCATCCAGGTATCCAGCGCGCGCTGCTGTGTAGTTAGCCAGCGCTGTAGCCATAGCATCAGTCCATGTGGCTTGAAGGGTAGCATCGTCTGTACCCCTCTCGGCTGTATAACTTGCAGCCAACAGCGCACCATCAGTTCCCCTCATGGCATCGCCGTCTAACCCTGCAACTTCGGCTTGTATGCCTATGCAAACCGTATAGATATAGCCTAAATAAAGATAAGCTGCATCAAAATCAACATCTGCTGGATTATGTATTCCTTCTCCGCCCATTACGGTCTACTCCCCTCAATAATAGCGATATTACATTTCTGGCCTTCGGAGATAGCATAAACTGTCCCCTCCCATAGATTGTTAGTGCCGATATGATATGATCCACCATTAGGATTTAACCTGATTTCTGAGCCGACAACTGCATCCTCCCCTCTTGCAAGGTAAATTACACAGTCGCTATCATTAGTGAAATCTGCATCGGCTCTACGCCCTGGAGTAGCAGCAGCCAAAATTAACATACTGATCGCACCAATCGCAATACCAGATATCTCCGAGCTTTCTATAGGCCATATTCTAGGATCAGGCATCTACCTTATCTCCGTCTGCTAACTCATCATAAGTTGTGAAATAAGCAGCCCATTTGTCGCCACCAATACGTTCACAGGTCGAAAGGGTACACTTATTTCCCGATCTATCAGAACAATTTACCTCTTTACAATATTTAGAGTTATACGGCTCTCTATCTTGCGCCATGATTCACCTACTTATGCGTTACAGTCAAACTACCCGCCCAATCAGTAGCATCCAGGAAAATACCGGTTGCCATCTCGCAGTCATAGTTTAGAGTTATTGGTTGGCATGACACCTGGACAGCGGAGCGAAATGTTAGCGTCCCTCTAAGCGTACCTGTAGCATCAATGCCATCATATATCGCAACATCGCCAACTGTAGTCGTGCCATTGAGCGTAATGTTGTGCATGACACAAGCCCCAGTCTGGATTATTGCATCCGTCCCCGTAAAGTTCGTTGGGACCCAAGGGAAGTCAATCGCTGAATTTCCCATATTTACCTCCATAGTCCTGCCGGGGCAAAGGGGAAAGGAGAAACCCCTCTACCCCGACAAGCAAATTTAACTTACCAGCCGTTGACTAAACCTCCACCATAGGTTGCTCTCCAATCGAGCTCGACAATGCCGAAACAATGGCGAACACGATAGAAGATGTTGTCGGTTGCGAAGTCTCCGGACATTGGCGTTATTGCTCCACCACCAACGGTCACCTTGTCGCTGGCCTTCATGCAAATCTCTGGCCGTTCATGGCCCCTCAGATAACCAGCCTCGAGGGCTGCTATATCGTTGGGATCAGAGAACAGATACCAAGCGGTATTGCCATTACTTGCATCAGCAACCGGTAACCAGGGCTCTACGATTAACTCTAGCCCCATTTGCGAGACTACGTTAGTTGTTGGATATGGCGTAGGAGCAACGGGAAGAGCATCGTCTGACAGCCACATTTTAGTTGCCGAGGTCAGGATTTGGCGAGCTGTCATTTCAAGCGCGGGCGGGACAACGAGGTATTTTGCCCTGTTGTATATCGGGCTTCCACCTGCATCTCTCCATCCAGCCATAGCTTCCAGAGCTGCTTCCAGGTTAGCAATGGTCAGCAAGGCTACAGAACCGTTGACCTGGTTAGCCGTGGCATTGTCGTACAGGTTTCCGGCACCATGAGTACCAATGTCATCAGCGTATTGGTTTATAACGGCATACTGCTCTGTCCTGAGTGCAGCCTTAGCGAACCGCATCGGGGTATCCTTTAGGGCATCCAGATCATCATTGACCATGGCTTCCCAGGATATGTCGAATTGGCGGCCGTACTTGTAGACGTACAGGGTATATTGGGCTTCATCCCTGGCGCTGGCCAGATACTCGCCCTTTTCAGCCACTTGGTCTAGGCGCTGGTCGCCGCCGGTTATGGCGAACCTATATCCGCCAATCTGCGGGAAAAGCCTCGGGACCGTAGATGTTCTGACGTATTTCTTCCAGGTCGATTCAGTGGCCTTATATTGGGCCAGTACCTGCCTATCCAGTACGTCACCGAACAGGTAAGGGAAGTCGGATGTAGTGATTGCTTCCCGGAGTAGGTATTCGTGCTTGTGAGCTGGAAGGCCACGGGCGTTACTGAGCAGGTCAATCGTCTCCTTCAATTTCTGCTCATAACCCTCGCCTCTGCCAACATCGTTAATGTTGACATATCCATTCCAGTCCTCCATTAACTTCATAAGTTCCATAATTGAAACCTCCTAGTTTATTTTGGTATCACCTCAACCACCTCCGCCTGACTGATGCGTGTGACAAACTCAACCTCCATCCTTCCAAATCCCTGGGCTGCACCTACGGCAGTTGAGAGTCTTTGCCATTCTGCATCTTCCAAAAGAATCTCATCGCTTTCACAAGCTAGTATCTTCTGACCAAGCACATTAGCTTTCAGCAACTCAACGCCGTTTAATTTAAGCTGGGGTATAAAGAGGATATTTATTACGGAGTCTTTCATGTTAAAGGGGTATTCTGCCTCTATCTCCCCCCCCAGGTTAAGCCTATCCGGAGATTTCACTGTCACTGTGTAGTCCTTTAGATTGATTTTACGCATTTTGCCTTACTTCTTTTCACTCCTTTTTTATTGTTTACCTGTATTCTTTAGCTCTCGTCATCGTAAAGCCGAATCCAGTGAACAGTGCCAGCGATATCGACATACGGTATCCCACCAGTTTTCGTGCTTTCCGTAGTGGCGTCAGCGATAAAGCCCACAGCACCCACACCATTCGCATAGTACATGGCGTCTACCGTCTGGATATGGCTCAGTCTAAAGTTGTATAAAGAAGCTGGGGCGCCAGCTAACTGGAATTGAATCTGAATACCGTAAAGGGTTGCTGCCGCTTGAGCCGCACCTGAGTAGATGCCTACATCGAGCGGGGTGATGATTTCGCCAGCTATAGTAGCATCGGCATCCAGGGCTAACCAAAGACCTAAGCCATAGACAGCACCGGTGTTCGTGCCAAGGATAGTACCATCAAGATAACCACATAGCCCTTCAGACTCGCCATCAGTTTGCCTTGCGAAGAATGACCAACCCATTGAGCCATCTGCTACTGCTCTGTTTAGCATTGCAGATACAAGATCGAAAGACCCTTGGTTGTGAAGCTTGACAGCAATGACACCCTCGGCTGCATCGGCTATTGTGCCAAGTGCAAACCCAAATGGGACTTGCGTTGCTTTGTCACGCCTTTTACTAATACCACAAGCACCTACACCGGCAGTAATCGCACCAGTTGTTACACGGTTAATGAAGAGGGCATCGCCTGGAGTGACCGCACCTGTTTGGTCTGTGGCCCACACATCATCAGTATCGGCATAGACTGTCATGTTCCAAATTCCCTCAGTATCTATGGCGATGTAGTCAGTTGCAGCAGTAGCAGTTGCAAAGGCAACACCTACAATGTAGCCGGTTGTAGTCTGTACGACTACGGGATCACCCTTCTGAACGTAACCATCTGAATCGTAAGGGTGAAATAGTTCACTCTCTAACATAGTAATATGTCTACCTTCATAAGTAGACGAGACTTCAGTACCGGCATCTAATCCGGCGGTGTATCTTCCAGCAGTTGTCGGCATTTTACTTACCTCCCTTTGGTTCGTTATCGGTTGTTTTCTTATCCTTGGAGGGCACTTCTTTGATGCCTCCCTTTTGTGGGTAGTAAATTATTTCTCCCATTGTTTAGCCTCCTGTGTATTTTACTTAGCGCCCTTCAGCGGCGGTTTTGGCCTCTTCTTCTGATAGGCCGAGTTTCTCGAAGCTCTCTTTCAGGGCTTCGTTGTCTTTTGCGGGATCGGGTTTACTTCCACCCATCCCTTTGACCTTGCCGGCCTCGGCGAGTTTGCCGATATAATCGACCTCGGACTGTATCGCCTCTGCAATACCGTCAGCGGTTTCGGCATCCTTGTACCTCTCAATTAGTCGCTCTTTGGCAGCATCGGGTAGCTCGGCCTTGTCTACAGCCTC